ATGGGCGGTGTGCAGGATCTTCTCACCGTTGATGACCATTCCGAAAAACTCCCGCCCCTCCAGACACACGTTTTTCCCGTTCTGCCGGGGCACGGCCAGCCCTGCGGAGGTCACGGTGTACCGCCCGGATGCATCCCGACCCAGCCAGCAGTCCAGCACCAGCTGCTGCCATTCATCCAGCGCATTGCCGTAGGCGGCCATCAGCGCTGCGGCGTCCGCACCGTCGGTCGTAACGCGCTCCGGCTCGATGCGGTATCTTGGAATCTGTGCGCCGGTCATGCGTCCTGTTTTCTCCGATTCTGCACCAGAGTGAGTACGCTTGTCGGCTTAATGTCGGATATTTGCTCTTGCGGCACCTCAACAGGTAGGAGCTTAATCAGCATATCCAATCCAGACAGGTACGTTTTCCACAATGCCTCATAAGCCCGGAAGGCCGGGTTCTCTCTCACGCCCGACTGCCCACCACCATTGTCATATTCCACCGTGATGCCTTCCTCACCGATGGTTTCCCTGGCATCGTCCAGCTTGGATTTCATCCACGAAACATTCAAAATCACCGGGTCAAGCGACTTGATTTTTTCGTCATTCAATCCGTTTTTGGCCAAAAAATTAGCCAGTTTTCTGCGCTCTGCGGCAGACCTTTTCGCGATCTCCGCGCGCGCGCGATTAGAAGTATCTGCTGCCACTTTTTGCTTCTCCTTCCTGTTTTGATACCACCCCCCATCAAATTATTTTTTGCGGGGGTAAATCGGCGCTGGACGGCTTGGGGTCGCCCGCCGGCCGGGGCGGGGGACCCTCCCCACCCCTCACCAGCTGCCGTCTGCAGGAGGCCTTTGTGTGCGGGTGTGCTGCGCCGAATTGGGTTTTGCGGGCGAAAGCTTGCAGCCTTTCTGCGCGTTGCACCAGTAATGCGCAGCCTGTAAGTTGTCCCAATCTTCAGCCGCAGCCCGCGGGGATGCGTACCCGAACTCGCGCCAGCGGGCAACGGGGCGTATCTCATCCACCACAAAGCTGAGCGGGTGCGCGGCATCAGATGGTTCGTCGTAATGGATCGGGCCAAGGCGTCCGCCGCAGATTCCGCACGGCGCGCCCATGGCTTTCAGCCGGGCCCGGTGCTTTCTGCGCAGGGCTCCGTTGGCATACCGGGGGTTAGTCATAGGGGAGCCTTTCTCAGCGGTCGCTGATAGGTCCAGCATCCGCCGGGGCCGATTTTATGTTTGGGCCGCTCGCACTGCTGCGGGTCCACACAGTGCGGCAGGGAACAGATCACCCGTTCGTTGCCGCACATGCGCCAGATACAGCGGGCGCAGGGGTTGGTTGTTTTGTTGTTTTTATCTGCCATGGGTTACACTCCAAAACAAAAGAGGGCAGCCGGTGGGCTGTCCTCTCAATATTCTATGATATCAATTCTAGCACTAAAAAATCTTGCACAGTATCAACTTTTAGCCAATTCCTACGCGTTGCGCAACATTTTCCAAATATTTGCGGCGGCGGCGATAGAATTCTATCCGGCTAATTCCCGGCACTTCCAGGCGCTCGTATGTCCAGGTGCGGCAGTCCTTGCAGTTGAGTGCAATAGCCTTTTGCAGCGCGGCCCGTACCGTGGCGCTCTGGATGTCCGCCCCGATCTCATCCGCGGCGGCATCGATGGCTCGCATGATCTGCACATCCCGCTGTGTCTCAAGCTGCTGGATCGCCTCGGCCTTGTCGGCGGTGATGTCGTTGGAATTCCCGCCGGCGCGCGGCAGGTACACACGCACGGGCGCGCCGAAGCTGGTTGTGGTATCCACAAAATTTGTGCCGCTGCGCAGGATGATCTCATCCACCTGGCGCTTATACTCGGCCTTGCGCCTGGCCTGGCCGCGCACCAGCTGCAGGGCTGCCAGTACGGTATCGTTCGGCAGGCGTTTGTTTTTACCCATGCGTATGCCCTCCCTTTGCTTACTCCCGGCGGTTGTTATGTTTCAGCGTTTCCGCAATCCATGCAATAAAAGCTATAATTCCCAGCCCGATGGTCAAGCCGCCAGCCAGGCCAACCCCCGCGCCCAGCAGGAAAATACCCAGCCGCACGCCCGCTGCAAATGCTTTCATCATTTTTGCACCCCATTCGCTTCATCTGCCAGGGCCAGCAAGGCTTTGTAGAGCGCTGCGCGGAACTTTCCGGCCTTTTCAGTCTCTCCGGTCTGCTGCACGGCGTCAGCCAGATCCAGCACCTTCCCAGCGGCGTCCTGCAGCTGGTCAAACAGCAGGCCAAAGCGCACCGTGGATTCATCTGCGGCCATGTTCAGCCTGGCTGCGGTTTCCTCGGCCTGGCGGCGGGTCTTGGCCAGTTCTTCAGCGTGTGCCTGTTTGGCCGCCGCCGCAGCGCGCTGTATTTCTTCCAGCTCTTCTTTGGCTTTCCGTGCGGCCTTTATGGCTTCATCGCGCTCTTTCTGGTTCAGCTCAGTCATTTTGGCGTCGGCCCGGCGCTGGCTTTCCATTTCAGCCTTCATTTCGGCGCGAATCTCCGCACGCAGGGCATCCATGTCCACTTCTTCGGCCTGTACCTCAGCCACCGGCGGCTGATTCTGCAGCAGGCTGAGCTGTTCGGCGTACCCGGCATTTTTGGCCTGCAGCTCTTTGATCTGCACTTTCAGCTCGGCCACTGTCGTTTCCGTCAGGTTGGTTTCCGCTGTAATCTGCTGCTGCTCCTGCCCACTCAATTGCGCCAGCAAGGCCAGCTTAGTAACGCCCGCGGCCGCGTTCTGCTCTATCAGCTGCGCGGGCAGTTTTTCGGCAACGGCAATGTAGTTATACGCCTGGCGCTGCTTCATGCCCATGGTGGTCAGTGTGTAGGCTTCCAGCGTGTCAAAGCCCAGGGCCTTGTATCCACCGGTATCCCGCATTAGTTTGATTTTGCGGGCCAGATCCAGCAGGCTGGCCGCCGCTGCCTGCGCTGCGGCCATGATCTCATAATGCAGGCGCAGAGCGGCAGATTCTTCCGCCGTAGCGGCGGCACCGATAAAGGTCATCTGTTCAGTGTCATATTTCACTTTTAGTCTCTCCATTTCCAGTTGTCGATTTTCTCAACGTGCAGTATCTGCAAGACAAAATAGTTCTTTTCAGGGTCGGCGCCCCATTCCCGTGCACCGCCCTTCCCGTAGATACAATGCACCCACAGCTTGGCGGTCGGGCAGTCTGCCCGGTATCCGGCGCGTATCTGTATGGGAAATACTTTGAACACCTGCCCGCGGCATCCGTGATATTCATTCATGGCCTTATTGAAGCGCACCCGCCAATATTCGCTTGGTTCCCGGTATTCTTCGCGCTTTTGACCTTTGCAGATCATGTCAAACCATTTGCGCTTGATGGGCAAAGTCAGCATTTTGCAGCCCCCTCATCACGCCACGGACGCAGTCGCCGCGAATCTTGATTTTTTCTTGGGTGCGGCCTTTTCCGGTGGCAGCTGCCACTTAGCCAGCACTTCGCGCTCCCACAGATCCACAAATTCCCGGACCCGCCGGGGTATTTTTAGCTTTTTGCCGTGGGCAAATTCGTTTCCGTATCCATGCAGCTGGATTTCTCTCTTGCTGGTTACGTCAATGTTCAGGGTGTACCAGCTGCGTTCTGGCCGTCGGGTATGCCTCACAAACAGGATAATTTTGCCCCGTGCATGGGCATCTGAGTATCTGCCAACGCAATGGTGCAGGGTGCTGCCCTCCCGGATCAGCTCAAGCGGCGTTTCCGCCGGGCGAATGCAAATCCCATCATGTTCCCATGTCAACCCGGCGCAGCGGGCCGTCATGGCGGCGAACGCTTGCTGGCATTTGCCACTTACCCGCTCGTACTGTATTGTTTCGCTCATCCGGTCATGGGCGGTGCGCAGGTCTTTGGGCCAGCGCACTGCGTCCTGGTTCAGGTCACAGCCGGCCACGGCAGCCATGCGCCAATAATCCTCAAGCTGCGTAAGATCCTGCTCTTGGTGCTCTATGTAATTCAGGGTCCGCATCATCGGCAGTTTTTCGCGCAAAATCCGGCGCGTGTCGTATGCTCCGATGGCTTTCATCGCGGCGCAAAGGTCGTGGAAGCTTACGCCGCATGGCAGCGTATCCAGCTCTTGCCACGTTCTCAGACAGTCAACTCCCAGACCGTACTCTCTCCAAGTTCGCAATTCTTGCTTTGTCATACCTAGCATTTGGGCAGGGCGTTTTTCTTTCCAGTCCACCCACTCCAGCTTTGGAGCCGCTGTTTGCGGGGCAAGTCCGGTATAGTAGTGATATTTCATTTCATCGTTGATTCCGTCGCCCACCAAGTTTCCCAGCCCTGCGGTTACCAGGTTCTCAACATTGGGGTGCTTAAAATACAGCCGCAGGTATGCCACCGGGTAAAACGTTTTTGCTGCGTTTGATTGCTCCATGTACTCCCACAGTTTGGCATTCTCTGCGCCGGTGCCGCCCAAATCTGGCAGGTTTGCGGCGTACATTTTCGGGCAGCCAATATCATCTACCAGTTTTGCGCGCTGTACCCACGTGCCCAGGTTCCGCCAGCTGCCAGCCATAGCGTTGTACTGGTAGTGTGCCAGCTTGATGATCCGCCGGCCATCAACCACAAAGGCGTTAATAGCGTTCCGCTCGGTGTGGCGGTAACCTTCGTACATGTGGCGCTCAATGCACCACTGCGTTAATACTAGGCAGTTTTTCGCAACGGTGGGCACCGCGATAAAGTCTTGGGCTGCCCGCCCGTACCGCAGCTCCTGCACGTTGCGCAGCTGCGTTTGAGCACCGCACAGTGGGCATACCATGGTTTCGCCGTTTCGCTTTTTGTCAATGGTGTCTTGTTCAACGTTTACAACCTGCACGCCGCTGTTGTTCTGGTATGTCAGGTTTGGGCTGCAGGGCACGCCATAGGCCGGGACGTATTCCGCCAGATACCAGCTTTCACACTCGCTGCACCACAGGGCGGCAGGGCGTATGGCGGCACTGGGACGCAGATCAGCCCGGAAATCTTCGCAATCCAGGCGGGATTCGGCATCATCCCGTGATATGCACCGGTAGCTGGTTATGGCCAGCGGTTTTCTGCCCAGGGCGTCCAGATAGCGGTCAATGTCAGCGGGCGGCGCGGCCGGAATCATGGCCACGTATTCTTCCAGCGTTCTCATACTCTCGTCCCCTTACATGAAATCCATAATGTTCAGGCGCTGGCGCTTGGGACGTTCTGCCGGGGCGGGTGCTGTACTCTGGTCGCCGGCGGTGGCTTTCCCGCTCTCCGGCAGGCCAAAATGCACGCGCAGGATACCCGGCACGGCCGGGCCGGGGCAGCAGGCAGAACCGCCGCTTTTGTGCTTGTTGGCATAGTCGTGGATCGCTTTCTCGCAGGTTTTCAGATCATGCGTTCCGGCTTCAAAATCCGTAACAACCACCCTTGCCTCGTCTTCGTTCATGCCATTGATGGTGTTTTTCAGGTCTTCGGCCACGCACCACAGCAGGCTGCCGCTTTCCTCTTTTTGCTGCATGGTTGCAACCATTTCCAGCGCTTTTTGCTTGTTTTCCATTTGCGTTTACTCCCTATCGTTTTATTTTATCCCGCCGGGGCGGGGGATAACGTTGTATTACCTGCGTTTCCGGCGCAGCTTGATGTATAGCCGCCATTCGGCCCGCTCCTCGTTGTAGCTTGGCACAGCTCCCAAAAACCTGTAACCGGGGTAGCGCCGCTCCCAATAATCGGCATCGTCCACGCGCATGGTGCAGGCATCAGCCAGCTTGCGCGGGGTCCAGTGGGTATCATTGGGGCGGGGATAGGTGGGCCGCTTTAGGCCGCGGCTTGCATGCCAGCTTTTGCGGCGGCGGGGGTATTTCAGCATGTACTTGGCCAGCCCTTCCAGGCTGTCGTGTTCCGGCTGCAGGCGGTCGGCGTTCACGGTGCCCAGCGGTTCCCGGCTGCGGCCGGTGCACCACAGATCTTCCAGTGCATCACGCAGGGCGGCGCGGTGGGCGGCGGTCAGACCGTCCACCTGCAGCACCATGTGGTGAT